TGCTGCCCAACCTGTGACAGTCGGTTTCCAATCTTGCCAAACGCCAAGCTCGGAATTTTTTACAAAGTCCGTAGAGTCAAGTCCGTCCAACTTGTCGCTGTCAGCCGCTTTTGCAGTCGTTAGCAGGTATTGTGGATGGTCGTTATCCTCCAACCCCGTCAATAATCCGTGATCTGTTACGCCGCCTTCACCAATTTTCGCGTACACTTCATCGTGGTTGTGAGCGGTTGATATCGGGTAAAGTTTTGCCATTGTTGTCCTTTTCTTAGATAATCTGTGCGCCGCCGACGAGGGAAGTTGTATACTCCACCGCAAGAAACGGCACAGGTGATAGTGCTATGCTGGCATAATCAGTAGGGGACTGGATGTTAATTAATATGATAATTCTCTGGCTGCTAAACCAGGTATTAAAGAGTGACATGTTAGTGACGGCTATTGAGTTCCAACCCGTTGACATGAATTGGTGGGCCGCAAGATACGCTGCTGTTCGGTCTTCTTCAGTCGCGCTACATCCCAGACCAGACCACACAGAACTTCCGGAGTGATACCACGTTGCTCCGGTAGTGGTAGTCCTGTTTACCTTGTGGATTGTAAAGTCGCTGTTTGACCCACCTGTTTTGTCGCAATAGAAGTTGAATGATACTGATACGATCTCCCCTGAGATTGCATCGGGCGCAAACTTAAAGATTGGGCGATACATCTTTAGGTAATATGTATCTTTCCCTATTCGCGGGCTGCCTTGTCCGTACCCTGAGAAGTCAAGCTGACCTTCCCACATATATGTGCCCCATGTCAAAGGAATGTTTTGTGTAGGCATCGCTTATCCTGTCACTTCCAGGTAAACGGTCAACCCTTTTGCGCCACTACCAGCCCCTGTGACATTGACGGAAAACTTGCCAAAAGAAGCTACATCGTCGTAGGACGTATTAGGGGTGGCAGTACCTGACCATGCGTTTTGGTTAATGGTTACAGAAGCCATTTCATTCAGCCCGTTAATCAGTTTTATTGTTAGAGCACCGCTCACCGATACCGCACCGAGTAATGTCGCGGACACAGATGTAATAACATGCCCGTTAAGCATGGGTGGAAAAGAGAATAGGTTTGTAAAATTCTTGACAATAACATTGTCTTCAAACCCGAACACGGGTATAGCAACTGTGCGTTTGATCGCCCCAAGTTTGGCTTCTGTTACGGCTTCGTTGGCAAGTTTTTCCGTAGCAATCCCACCTGTAGCGATTTGTGCGGCAGTGATGGTGTTATCGGCTATCTGGGCGGCAGTGATTGTCTTGTTGACCAACTTTGCGCCAGTGATCGTGTTATTTGCAATTTGGGTTGCGGTAATTGTCCCGTTGACTAACTTCCCACCAGTGATAGTGGTATCCGCTATTTGGGTTGCTGTAACTGCTCCAGTTGCCAGTTTTGCAGTGGTAACGTTCGCGTCTTTGATCGCCACAGTTTCAACGGCATCATTGGCAAGTTTTGAAGCCGTAACAATTGAGTCTGTAAGTTGTGCGCTGGTGAACAACTTGATGTTCCCGGCTTGAAGTTTTTTGGTTTTATTCGCAGATACTGCCTCCGACACATCAACAACAGTAACCAAATCTCCCGTTGCCAAATCTGTCAACTCTGTTAGTTCTGATACTTTAACTACAATAGGGTCAGCCATAATTACTCCTCAGTATTACTCAGGGATGTATTCCATCCCTCGAAATGTTGCAGTAGTAAGAAATCCACCAGTCAAGTCGATCTCAAGTCGTTCAGCAACTCCAAGTAACTGTTTATCTCGAAACGAATCAATTTTGCACAACGTTCCGATATTCATAATCTTTGGGAACATCTGGACACGTGTTTGATGTCGCAAGTTGTAGTATTCAACGATCTTATTTAGGACATCTTGAGCGTTTCCGGAATTAACCAACATTGCATTTTCAACCGTGATGGCGTTGCTTGTGTCGGCGATCTCATGGTGTCTATGAGGTCTGTCTGCTGACAACCACGGATAGCCCCACAAGGTGATTTGACCCGCAGTGGTTACATTGACAGATACAAAATTACTCCCAAACATGAATGTTTCAAGCTCTGTGGCAACCCTAACGGTGGCATCGCCCCAAACACCGACGGAATCCTCAGTAACAATCACCCTGCCATCCTCAGTAGCAACATAGATAGGAAATGCACCCGCTCCCTCGCCCCACACTTTCCAGTATGGTTTGGGATATGAAATAATATAATTTCCTGGCTCAAGCCAAGCGGAGTAGATTTCCTCGACCGTTTGAGCTTCAGCACCCAAGTTGTAGTAGTCGTGACTGATTAGTTCAATGTCTGTCACTTGTGGCAGGTGAGTCACAACCTGCTCACCGGCTTTTTCTGCATTGGTTACGGTGGCATAAGAACCAGCTTGCGACTGTTCAGGTAAAGTCGCATTGCGAAACGCTAAATACTTGTTGTTGTTTGTTCGCACAGTCGCCCGTGCCACAAAACACACTTGCTGCAAGGCATCTCTAACGTTCGATGGTGGAATCCAACCCTTGAATTGCCTTTCTATTACCGTTAAGTCAAAGACCGCCGATTTTCCAATGTACTTCAGTATGTCTTCAATAATATAAGCGATGTATGTGTCGGTTTCCCAAAACGACCCAGGATATTCTGTGTTTGCGCAAACGCCCAAAATATCAACCAACTGAAATCTCAAGATGTTTTCTGTTTCCATCTCCCATGTATCAAGGTAGAACTGCCCAATTAGTTGGGTTATTCCATCCACATACACATAGAGCGTCATGGGCAAATGCTTTGACAGTGCGTTGTAAAAAGTACCATCTGAGAATATAGAAAACCGTGGATCGGTGGTAAAAATGCTTACTGATGCAGTGCTTACTGGCAGTATCGCACTTATGGGGTTCAACTGCAGCAGCAGGTTGCACTCCAGAATATCAGAGCCGGAAAACTCAATCTTAGTGCCATCTAACACAAATCGAATAATCGGATAAGTCTCTGCCATTATGTTGTAGGTCTCTTCCTTCTTGACACGAAGGACGTTGACAGCCCCCTCCAGTACGTAACCCCGCCCTTTTGTTTGCTCACCTCATGGCGGGTATTCGCAAAGTAGCCCTCAATCTCACGTTCACCAAAAATAGTAGGAAACTTCACCGTATGCCAGGGCACTGGCTCAGTAAGCTTGAACCAAAGGTCAGCGTAAGTCGCTGAATCGCGATAGGATGGTGCAAACTGGATTTCATAATTATCATATACGCCAATCAACTCACGATGCAGCACACCGTCAACCGTCCGCTCTGCGTACTTATCGAGCATGTCCGCCTGTCCTGATAGAGAGACAATAGGAATGTCATAGTCAATGCTGTCAATTACAATCATCTTATTCCACTCCCTGAGATCAAGCTTGTACCCACTCGTTTATCAATCTTCTTGACCGCTTCATACAACACCTGACCGTCTAACTTAATCACATTGTGGATCGTGTCCTGTCTTGATTGATTTCTACCGAGTTCCTCACGGATCAGGTCTCTCAGTAAGCTCTCAGGTGCTTCAATGTTTGTACCGTGTTTCTGGTCGCCTAAGATTGCCGCAAACGGTGCATTGGCTGGGATAACCGCGCCAGTCGCAAGCAAGGGGATTTGTGGAACAGCTATTAGTGGAATTGAGAGCCAGCCAGGGATCGGGATGCTGTTCCATTTCTCGAATAAAGAATTGATTCCACCCACAATGCCGCTAAGGAATCCGTTGATCTTTTCGATCACCCAGTTGATCGCTATCTTTGCCCCGTCTTTCACTCCATCCCACATGTTAGTGAAGAACTCACCAATTTTCGTTGTTGCTGTATCCCATGCTGTTACCACTGGATCGATGACATTCACCTGGAACCAATTTGATACGACTTCCCACACGGTCTTGATATCTGTCCAAAGGTCGCTAAAGTAGGTACTCACATTCTCCCAAACACCTTTGAACCACGCAATCACCGGGCCAGTAACATTCTCTTGGAACCAAGTTGAAACAACGGCCCAAATCTCTTTAACATCTTCCCAAAGATCAGAAAAGAACCCGCTGACATCTTCCCAAAGTTTTTTGAAGAACGTGACTATCGGGTCAATGACATTCTCCTTGAACCAAGTGGCAACTTTGTCCCAGACATACTTAATCAAGAGCCAGAGATCATAAAAAATGATGTAGATGGTGTTCAGAATCGGGCTGAAGAAATCAACAATTGGCTGAATCACATGCTCATCAAACCAGGTGGCGACTTTGTCCCAAATAGCCACAATGTCATCCCAGAGCCCAATAAAGAAGCCTTTCACCGACTCCCATAATCCTTTGAAGAACGCTACTACCGGTTGGATAACGTTCTCATCAAACCAGCCAGCGACTACACCAAAAATTTCCTTGATAGACTCCCATAGTCCGACCAAAAACGCTTTGATCTCATCCCAGTATTTGTAAATTGCCAGTGCGATCGCTATAACTGCTGCAACAACTAAGGCCGGCCATCCAAGCAACATGGCCAATGCCACTCCAATCGCCACAATCGCAGCTTCGAGTAACCAGAATGTCTGAGTAGATAGTTCCCCTTGTTTTACCCAGTCCATAATGCCAATAACCAGCATTGCAATTCCACCAATTAGCAAACCTATTGCTGCAGCAGTAGCCCCGAATACGATTGCAAGCCCACCAGCAACAAGCGCTACTCCACCTATCATTAATATCAGATTGTCCCAATCCACACCGTTTTCCAGTGCGTCAAATGCGCCGCGCACAAACATAACAACACCCGCAGCAATCATCATCACACCGAGTGTTTTAGTCAGATCCAATCCAAAAAGCCTGCTGATACCCCATGCGAGTAATCCAATCCCAACTGCTTCGACCAAGCCTTGAATCAGTACCAGGTGATCACGGATTTTATCCAGCCAGGGTGTGTCAGTGTTTGGTGGCTCGATTGGTGGGATAATGCTGCCGCCCCCACCACCACCTTCACCAGGACCACCACCGCCTTCTGCAGGGGGATTGAGCACATTTAACTTATCGAATGCAGCAAGAGAACCTTTTGCAGCTTTATTTGCGTCCTCAAGATTGTCAGCCATCTCACCAGTCGCATTCGCAGCATCTTGAGCACCGCTCGCAGTATCAGCCATGCTGACATTGGTTCCATAGAGCAGGTTCATTACCTGGCCAACAATGTTAAACAACCTCGTAAACCAGTTGATCACGTTGGTTAGGATCGGGATAATCTGATTGAGAATTGGGATTACTGCATTGCCGACGGCAACCCGCAAGTTGTAAAATGCTGTCGAAAGTTGTGAGATCCTACCTGCGTATGTATTTGCATACTTAGCCGCAGCACCTGCAAAGACACCGCCTTCCTTCATAAAGCCATTGTATTCTGCTTGTCGCTTTTGAGCTAAGGTCAACGCGTTAGTTGTCGTTCCAATTGATCGCGCGTACTCGTCCCACATTCTGGCAACATTCGTCTGAATACCCACGGAATCGGTCAACAAGCTGTTTTCCATCCGCAAACCTTGAGTGGCTTTTTCGATCGCTTCACCCATTGAGTATTGACCTTGACGGCCAAACGCGGCTGAGTCTTTCATAATCCTCAGCATGTCTTCAATTTGAGCGGTATCGTACCCGCGCATGACCATATTCTGATACGCCTTGATCGCGTCTGTCAGTGGGACCAACCCATCAGAAACGTAATCTTCCAGGAAGCCTTTTGCCTCAGTAAGAGAACGATTGTTCGCATTCAAAACAAAACCAAGCCCGGTCCATGCGGATTCAGATTTCGAAGCTGCTTCAACTGAAGCTTTCGAGAAATTGACGATCGCATTAATGCTGAAACCAACACCAACTGCAAGAGCCAGTTTGCCCAACATACCACTGACTTTAGTCAACCCCGTATTGATACCAGCTGCATCCAGTCTTGTCTTGATTCTTACTTCACCAGCATAAGTGGTCATAGGCGCCCCCCCCTACTCAGTAAGTCGAATAAATCAACGTTCTCACTGTCTGCTTCAGTGAGCGCGTCTTCAGGGTCCGTGACAATAAAGGCATCCCCCAGCTTGAGCGCGTATTGCCGTTCCTCTTTGGTTGCCTCTCCACTGTTCACGCGTCGGCGTAGGTTTACAAGGTTACAAAAGCCCGTATCCGCGCCCAGATCCTGGAATAATGCCAAAAACTGCCACCAGTGAAGGTCGACTTTTTGCAGATCAATCCCGTGAGTCTGACGAAATGCGGCATAAATCAACGCTGAGTCCTTTTCAAACGAATACAACCTTGTATTATCCGCAAATGGATTTTCTTCTTCCGGCGGCTCTTTCCCGCCATCCAGAAACTTCACCGCGAGTTTTATCGCCGTTTCTACATCGTCTGGGATCGTCTCTCCGTAAATGCGTCTCAGTAACAAAATGGCTTTTTCCTCGTCGGTGAGCTCGCTGCTTTCCATATCAAGAATGCAACCAAGCCCGGTACGAAAGTCGGAATTAACCGCATATTCAATGCCGTTGATTTCGATTGCCTCGGGGAGATCATCAAGGATGATGTTCAAATCAACCTACTTCATTACCTTTTTCTTAGCAACACTTTTACTGAGCCGGTCATCAATCTTTTTGGCACCCACTGCTTCAAACTTGCTGGTTGCAAACTCTAAAAACGTTCCCATGGCATCGAAGTCAAAACCATCAACGAATAGCTTCTTGCTGGTCCCTTCACCAAATGCCGTGTCGATCTCAGTAAGAAAGAAATCTGCGAGCTCGATCATCAGGTCTTTGGCAGCAACATCCTTCAATGGCAAACCTAATTCGTCTTGGCCGTCAAATGTCTCAATCTCAGCAATGCGCTGTTTCATTTCGATTTCTTTACGCTTCACAACTTTCCCTAAGTCGTAAATCCGTCCGCGCAAGTGCACATCTTCCGGGTTGAAGGTGATAATGCGCTCCGGATCATCATCAATCATGACCTCAACGCGCTTAGTTTTGAGCTTTAGTGATTCCATGCCGTTGGTACCTTTCTGCCCCCGGTTGTTCCAGGGGCATGAATGATTGTTTGTTAGCTTGCGGCAAATGCCCCGGCTACGGGCTCAAAAGTGCCCAAAACAGGATCACCGGCGTCGTAGATCGTATACTTGATCTTTGCAGTGGTCGCGCCCTCACCACCGATGCTTTCGATACCGATGTTGACGGTGACTTTTTCTGCCGGCCAAACCGAAGGGGTGCCAGTGGGGGTTTTGTATGCCCACACATTCACCAGTTCGGTTTTCAAACCGTCGAGCACCGCCATGTTGATCCGCAGATTGTCGATAAAATCAAACGCGGCATCCCCGGGATAAACCACACCTTCAATGGCAAGTGATCGCGCATAACCGGTGATCTCCGTGATCTTGGTATCCATCGTGATATCAGCGGTCTCTTCCGTTTGCGGGTTGTATGCAATTTCACCCGTGCTTACCGCGTTACCCAGCCGACTCCAGACAGGCGCAGCGATTGTGCCAGTGTTCAAATAGTGCTGGATAGTTGATCGTTTTGCTTTAGTTGCAGTCATTGTTATTCCTCACATTTCATAAACTAACTTACAGAGGATCTGAAACACCCCTGTTTTTTCAGCGCGCTCGATGATCGTTGCCGTATCAAGCGC